AACTACAAAAGATTTAATGGATAATAAAACCCTTGCAAAATTAAAAATTAAATGTCTTGTTTTACAATACCCAGATGCTGATTGTAAATTTATGAAAGACCAGAATTACCAAGATGAAGTAGATTTAATAGTTCGTGATGAAAGACGAAACAAGTTCATTGTTGACTTGACAACACACCTAAAAGGTAATACACTATTATTATTTCAATTTGTAGAAAAACATGGTTCAGTTCTTTATGATATGCTAAAAGACTTAGATAGAAAAGTATTTTATGTTCATGGTGGAACTGACGCACAAACAAGGGAGAATATTCGTGAAATCACAGAGAAAGAAAAGAGCGCAATCATTGTTGCATCATATGGCACTTTTTCTACTGGTATTAATATTCGCAATCTTCATAATGTCATCTTTAGTAGTCCAAGCAAATCACGCATTAGAGTGTTACAATCAGTCGGTAGAGGTTTGCGAAAAGGGTCAGAGAAAAGCACTGCCACTCTTTACGATATAGCAGATGACTTCACTTGGAAATCTAGACAAAACTTTACACTTCGTCATTTTATGGAACGAATAAATATCTATAATGAAGAAGAATTTGATTATGACATCAAAAATCTAAAGATAGAGAAATGATATGGAAACAAAAATAATTAAACTGAGAAACGGAGAAGAACTCGTTGGTAATGTTCATGCCATTAATGATGATTTCGTCAAAGTCCAGAATCCATTGAAAGTAAATTTATACCCCAGAATGAAAGGTGGTAAGATTGAAGAAGCAATGGCATTTTCTCGTTGGGTTAGTTATAGTGATAACCAATCATACGATATCATTAAAAACAATGTAATCGCCATAACAGATTCGTCAATCGGTCTTACACGATTTTATGACTATTGTGTAAGCAAGATGCAAGACATGAAGCCGTCCGATTACAGGCAACCAACTGATAAAGAATTACAAGAGATTGAAGAAGAGATATTTGATAGATTATATAATGAAGATGATGAACCAAAGACTATACATTAATTGTTTTTCTGAACCACCACAAAGTGGATTATACACACAATAATACCAGTTGTCAAGTCCCATTTTTTACTTGACTTTCGTTGTATATAATGATATAAATGTATAACTTTTTAATTTGGAAGAGGTGAAATGGCGAAAAAACCCCACTATGTAAACAACAAAGAGTTTTTGCAGGCAATGAAAAACTGGAAAAACGAATGTGAACAAGCAAAAAAGGACGGTAAGAAACCACCACCAGTAACTAATTACATTGGTGAGTGTTTTCTAAAGATTGCGAATCACTTGTCGTATAGACCTAATTTTATTAACTATACATATCGTGAAGAAATGATTAGTGATGGCATTGAAAATTGTCTGCAATATGTTCACAACTTCAACCCAGAGAAATCTGATAACCCTTTTGCATATTTTACACAAATAATCTACTATGCATTTTTAAGAAGAATACAGAAAGAGAAAAAACAAGCTCATGTGAAGAACAAAATAATTGAGAATATGAATGTTGATATGATGTTAATACAAGATGATGGTGATTCTTCTACACCTAATCCTTATGCTGATTATCTACAAAAAAACTTCTTGCCAGAAGAAGATGTTTATAAACCCAAGAAGAAAAAAGATAAACCAAAAGGACTAGAATTATTTTATGAAGATAGCGCTGATAACTGATACTCACTTTGGTGCAAGAAACGATAGTTTACCATTTAACGAGTATTTTTATAAGTTCTGGGAAGAAGTATTTTTTCCATACATTGACAAACACAATATTAAAACGATTATTCATTTAGGTGATACTATGGACAGACGTAAGTTTGTTTCATATAAAATTGCAAATGATTTTCGTAGACGTTTTATTACACCCATTGTTGATAGGAAACTTGATACACATATTCTTATTGGTAATCATGATACCTATTATAAGAATACAAATGAAGTTAACTCTGTGCAAGAGTTGATTGGTAGTAAGTATGATAATATTAAATATTATTCAGAAAGTGATACTGTAAATTTTGATGGTACACCAATACATTTTGTACCTTGGATAAATGCAGAAAACTATGGTAGAACTATTCAAGGTATCAAAGAAACTTCTGCAACAATTTGTATGGGTCATTTAGAGATTAACGGATTTGAAATGCACAAAGGACATTTCTCTGAGGCAGGATATCCTAAAGAAATGTTCAAACCATTTACAACTGTTTTCTCTGGACACTTTCATAAAAAGTCAGATGATGGACAGATTTACTATCTTGGTTCAACATATCAAATGACATGGAGTGATGATAATTGTCCAAAAGGATTTCATGTCTTTGATACTGAAACAAGAGAACTAGAAAGAATCATCAATCCCTATACAATCTTTGAAAAGATTTATTATGATGATACACAAACTGATTATAGCAAAGTAGAAACAAAACAATATAGAGATAAGTTTATCAAACTAGTTGTCGTTAACAAAAAAGACTTGTATCAGTTCGATAGATTTACTGATAGGTTGTTACAAGAACAAACTCATGAGGTAAAAATCGTAGAAGACTTTTCTGAATTAGATGCTGAAAATGTATCTGATGAGATTGTCGAAAATGCACAAGATACAACTACACTCTTAGAAAAGTATGTAGACGAACTTGATGTAGATTTAAATAAACAAAGATTGAAGAATACATTAAAATCACTTTACTTAGAAGCCTGTGATTTGGAGATATAATGATTACATTTACAAAGGTTCGTTGGAAGAACTTCCTATCAACTGGAAACTCTTTCACGGAGATTGCACTTGACAAGAATCCATCAACACTAATTATCGGAGAGAATGGTGCTGGTAAGTCCACCATTTTAGATGCATTGTGTTTTGGATTATTTAATAAACCATTTCGTCAAATTAGTAAATCACAACTACTTAATTCTGTTAATCAGAGAGAAGCAGTAGTTGAGGTTGAGTTTGAAACACAGAATAAAAAAGTAAAGATTGTTCGTGGTATCAAACCTAATCTATTTGAAATCTATGTAAATGATGTTATGATTAATCAGAACGCAAATGCGAAAGATTATCAAAAACATCTAGAACAACAAATCCTTAAATTTAACTATCGTTCATTTACACAAGTGGTTATACTTGGTAGTTCGACATTTGTACCGTTTATGCAACTTAACTCTAAATCAAGGAGAGAGGTTGTTGAAGATATTCTTGATATTAAGATTTTCTCTTTGATGAACCTTGTTCTGAAAACAAAGGTAAGGGAAGTAAATACTAATATGACTGATGCACAACATAGTCATGACCTTACCGAAAGTAAGATTGAAATGCAAGAACGATACATTGAAGATGCAAAGAATAATCGTGAGAACTTGCTTGCTGAAAAGAGAAACTTGATTGATAATAATGAAGAAGAAATATGGCAGAATAGAAAGAAAGAACTTGCAATTAAAGAACAAAACGAATCTATTCTAGACCAGATGGTAGGTGAAGATAAAGCAACTGAAAAAAGAGATAAACTAAAAGACTATCAGTTTTCACTAAAAGATAAACATCAACGCAATGTAAGTATGATTAGTTTTCTAGAAAAGAATGATGAGTGTCCAACTTGTGAACAACAAATCGACAAAGAGTTTAAAACTAGAAGTATTCAAGTTAGAGAAAGAGATAATGTAGAATTATCTGAGGGTCTTGATAAACTATCACAAGAGATGAATAAAGTAAATGATGTTCTTTCTCAATATAGAAAACTTGCAAAACAGATGCAGACAAATGAAGTTGAGATTGGAAAGTATCGTAGTACTATTGCTCAACTTGGTAAGTTCAATGCAAGATTAGATGGTGAGATTGAACAGATTCTACAGAATGAAATTAATAAAGATGATTTGAAAAAACTTGACAAACTGAAAGAAAAGTTGTATAGTTTAGATTCAACCTCAAAAAAGTTGAAAGAAGAATTATTTTATTATGATGTTGCAAGAAAGATGTTACAAGATACTGGCATCAAAACTAAGATTGTGAAACAGTATTTACCAATTATGAATAAACTTGTCAATACTTATTTGTCAAGCATGGATTTCTTTTGTAACTTTAATCTTGACGAAAACTTTAACGAAACTATCAAGTCTAGATATCGTGATGACTTTTCATATGCAAACTTTTCAGAGGGTGAGAAGATGAGGATTGACCTTGCATTACTCTTTACATGGAGAGCAGTTGCAAAGATGAAAAACTCTACAAATACGAATCTACTAATACTTGATGAAATATTTGATAGTTCACTAGATGCGTCTGGTACAGATGATTTTCTAAAAATACTGAATACATTTAATAATGAAAATGTTTTTGTTATTTCTCATAAACAAGATATGTTATTCGATAAGTTTAGACACACTATCAAGTTTGAGAAGAATAGGAACTTTAGTCATGTTGTTGCTTAACGGTTGTTGTAGAAGACAAATGAAAAAACTGCAAAGACGAAAGATTATGGTTGACGCAGTTGTAACAGACCCACCATATCATTTCAATACTATTGTGGAGAGATTTGGTAAAGAGGGTTCTGCACCAGCACAGTTTGGAACTGATGGTGCATTTAAAAGAGCATCAACTGGATTTTTAGGAAAAGAGTGGGACGGCGGAGATATTGCATTTGACCCAATGACATGGAGTTTATGTTTAGGACTATTAAAACCAGGCGGTCATCTTATCGCTTTTTCTGCCTCAAGAAACTATCATAGAATGGCAGTTGCAATTGAAGATGCTGGTTTTGAAATTCGTGACCAGATAATGTGGATTTATGGTTCTGGTTTTCC